AGAATCAATACAGAATCAAAACTGCCCTTCTGTTAATTAGCAGGCAAAATGGCAAAAGCCATTTAGGCAGAGTCCGCATTATCTGGGGTATGTTCTATGGTGGCGAAAAGAAGTTGATCATCATGTCAGCTAACCGCGCTACATCGCTCATGCTCTTTCGAGAAATTGCTTGGATCATAGAATCAACGCCAGAACTTAAAGCAATGACAAAGGCAATTCGTTATGCCAATGGCGGCGAACGAATAGAGCTACTCAATGGCGCAACGCTCGATGTCATTTCAGATAACTCATCTAGCCCACGCGGAAGAACAGCAGACTTCTTATGGATCGATGAAATCCGCGAAATCTCAGAAGATGGCTACAAAGCAGCTGTGCCAGTTACGAGAGCTAGAGCCAATGCTCAGACATTCCTAACTAGCAATGCTGGTGATCACTTTAGCAGCGTACTCAATGGCTTAGTCGAACGCGCTAAAGATTATCCGCCTGAAACCTTTGGTTATTACGAATACTCAGCGCCTCAGTATTGCAAGATTGACATCACGTCCGATTACTTCTGGAAAAGCGCTGTAGCACCTAGCAATCCTGCACTCGGTTACATAATTACAAAAGAATCGATTGAGGAAGCAATAGCGACTAACCCAATCGAGCAGACACGAACAGAAACGCTTTGTCAATGGATTGACTCGTTGCAATCTCCCTGGCCTCATGGCGTATTGGAAGAAACGTCAGACAACACACTTGAGATGGCTGTGGGCGCATATACAGTCTTTGCTTTCGATGTCAGTCCGTCAAGGCGCAATGGATCGTTGGTTGCAGGTCAATTATTGACCGATGGTCGAATTGGTATTGGAATCCTAGAAACCTACAGCTCTCAGATGGCAATCGATGAATTAAAAATGGCAGCTAGCATTAAAGCCTGGTGTGACATCTATAAGCCTCGATTAGTCTGCTATGACAAATATGCCACTCAGACGATTGCAGACAGACTCTCTCAAGCTGGTGTAATGACAGAGGATGTGTCTGGCCAGCAGTTCTACAAAGCATGTGGTGACTTATTAGAAGGCTTAGTCAATCATCGCGTAGTCCACAATGGACAGGCAGAATTGATCCAGCAAATGAATAACTGTGCAGCCAAAGTCAATGACTCTGCATGGCGCATCATTAAGAGAAAATCCGCCGGTGATATCTCAGCACCTATTGGCCTTGCAATGGTTGTTTCAAAGCTAATGCTTCCAGCACCCAAGCCTCAAATTATTGCCTAGACACAAAGTGCCTAAATTGTCAAGAATTAGACAAAGTATGGTAAGATGTCTATATGGGTCGCTTACTGCAAACATTCGGACTACAAACTAAACCTTTACTCGAAGCACAGTCAGCTCCCCAAGTCTTAGGCGAATACTCGCCCTATGCAATGCCGTTTCAATTTGCCTATGTTGGCAGAACAGAAGCAATCTCTATCCCAGCGTTACAAAGATGCCGGAATTTACTAGCTGGCACAATCGGTGCAATTCCTTTAGAGCTTTATCGCAAATCTACAAATGAAGAGATTGGCTCACCATTATGGATGGAGCAACCTTCTTACTCACAGCCTCGATCAGTAACTATTGCCTGGACTGTTGATTCATTACTATTTTACGGACAAGCATTCTGGAAAGTTGTAGAAGTTTACAATGAGGATGGTCGTCCATCACGATTCGAGTGGATTGCTAACTCTCGCGTAACTGCAACACTCGATAAGGACAATGTATTTGTTAAATCTTATGCGGTCGATGGCACAACACTTCCTATGGACGGTCTGGGAAGTTTAGTAACATTCCAGTCACTAGGAGATGGCATCCTCAACAGCGGAGCATCAACAATCCGCGCAGCCATCGATGTGCAGAAGGCAGCAGCTATTGCAGCCGGTACTCCAATGGCTACTGGCTATATTAAAAACAATGGCGCAGACCTTGATCCAAAAGAAGTACAAGGTTTACTAGCTGCATGGAAGAATGCACGCAATAACCGTTCAACAGCGTATTTGACATCTACTTTGGAATACACACCAGTTTCATTCTCACCTAAAGAAATGATGTACAACGAGGCGATTCAGAATCTTGCTACAGAGATTGCTCGTCTCTGCAATGTACCTGCTTATTATGTCAGCGCGGAAATGAATAACAGTATGACGTACTCCAACGTCCAAGATGAGCGCAAACAATTCCTCAGTCTATCTTTGCAGCCATTCATTACAGCAATTGAAGATCGTTTATCTATGGATGACATTACTGCTCGCGGTCATGTGGTCAAGTTCGATATTGACAAGACATTTCTACGCACAGACCCATTGCAAGAACTTCTAGTAATTGAAAAATTGCTATCGCTTGGACTTATTACAACAGAACAAGCTATGGAAATGACAGACCTAACACCTAATGGAAGCAATGGTATGGAATGACACAAATCGTAACCCTTACAGCTGAACTCACAGCAGATTCCGCTAGCCGCACCATCTCTGGCAAGATTGTGCCATTGAACGTTGAGGCAGGTTCGACAAATTATGGCAAGGTAATCTTCGAGTCTGGTTCAATCGAGATTCCAGAGCCTAAGTCAATCAAGCTGCTAAGCCAGCATGACGTTAAGCGACCTTTAGGCCGCGCAGTAAGTTTCTCAGAATCAGATGATGCAATTAACGCAGTATTCTCAATTAGCCGTTCACAACGCGGCACAGAAGCCTTAATCCTTGCAGAAGAAGGATTGCAATCAGGACTCAGCATTGGTGCTGAAGTTCTTAAGTCTAAGATCAAGGATGGCGTGACTTATGTGTCCGCTGCTCGCTTGGTCGAAGTAAGTTTAGTAACAGAGCCAGCCTTTAAGTCTGCCCAAGTTACTGATATAGCGGCGGAAGAATCTGCCGTAGAAGAAACAACCCAACCAACAGAAAGCGAGATAGCCAACGTGGAAAATACCACTCCAGCCGTCGAAGCAACACCAGTTGAAGCACCAGCGGTTGAAGCTGCTCGCCCAACTGTAACAGCAATGGCTTACACAAAGCCACGCATTGAAGTAACAGCTGCAAAGTATGCAGAGAACACAATCCGCGCAGCACTAGGTGATGAGTCAGCTCGTCAATACCTACTTGCAGCAGCAGACACATCAGACAACGCAGGTCTAGTACCAACACGCCAATTGTCTGAAATCATCAACCCACTCGGAACAACAATCCGCCCATCAATCGATGCAATCTCACGTGGAGTGCTTCCTGATGCAGGTATGACATTTGAAATCCCAAAGATTACACAGATGCCAACAGTTGCTATTGAGCCAGAAGGTGACGCATTCAGCGACACAGATCAGAACTCATCTTTCCTATCTGTAACAGTACAGAAGTATGCAGGACAACAGACATTCTCTGTTGAATTGCTAGATCGTACATCTCCAGCGTTCTTCGATGAACTCGTTCGCAACATGGCTGCTGCTTATGCTAAGGCAACAAACTCAGCAGTTAACGCAGCACTTATTTCAGGTGCTTCACTTGATGCAACAACAGTTGCAACATATCCAACAGCAGCAGAGCTTCTAGGAATTGTTGCACGCGGTTCAGCTTCTGTTTATGGAGCTACAGCAGGACTTCCAAATCCATTCGCTCGTAACATGATTGTATCTACAGGACAATGGTCAAACATCATGTCACTTAACGATTCAGGTCGCCCAATCTACACAGCATCACAGCCAATGAACGCAGGCGGTCAAGTAGCGCCTACATCACTCACAGGTAACGTTGCCGGACTCAACCTATACGTTGATCCAACAAACGGCGGAGATGGCGATGGAACAATCCTTGTCGTTAACCCAGATGCTTACACATGGTATGAGTCACCAACATATCGCCTACGTGCAGAATCAACAGCAGCAGGTCAAGTAACTATCGGTTACTACGGCTTTGGTGCAATCGCAACTAAGGTTGCTGCTGGTGCGTTCAAGAACAACAAGGCATAAGTAACACCCTAAGTCGCTGGGAGTGGGGCGCAGCCCTTGCTCCACTCCCAGTCTTTAGAA